CATTGATTCCTCGAGGAGCGGCCGATCGCGACCGACGCCTGCTGCATGATCTGATCCGACGAATGGCGAAAGCTGTTCGCGTCCGGGGTGTTGACGGTCATGTGAATATGGACGCCCCCGCCGCCACCGGCGCCGGCGTTCAGCCGAGCGAGCGCCGGCATGCCCTTGTCGGCCGACAGGACCCCTTCGCCGGGCGAGAGCCAGGCCGGGATCGTGTCGGTGCCGACCGGCCCGCCGCTTGCGAATCGTCGGACATAGCCGCCGTGTGATGCGGCGAGGGTGATGTCGTGCCAAGGAATCTGTTCACCCGCCGCAAAGCCCGCACTGCTGGATCCGCCGCCGGACCCGCTGCCCATCAACTTCGTGAACATGCCCATGATTCCGCCGCCGCCGCCGGCCGCGCCTTCGCCGCCGAGCATCTGCGTGGTCGCCCACTGCGCGAGGATCTTTGACGCCATCTGCTGCATGAAGCTGAGCACGCTGGTGGCCGTATCTTTCAGGGAGTGGAACTTGCCCTGCATGGCATCGAAGAAGAGCCCCTGAAACCCGTTCGTCATCGCGGCCGCCGTGTCGCGGGCCATCGTCTGCGCCTGGCCGAAGGCCCCGGTGCTGTCCCGGGTAAACTGCTTCATCCCGCGCGCCCAGCCTTTGACAAAGCTATTGGACTGGACTTCCGCCTGCTGCTCGAGATCCACATGTTTCTCGGCGATCTTCGAGTCACGCTCAGCACTGGGCACCTCCGCCTCGAGCCTGGCGATCTGGGCGCGGATCAAGGCGATCTTGCGCGTGGCCATCTCGACGGAGTTGAGCAGCTGCATATCGCCAATGGTGACCAGGCTGGCGGCGGCGGTCTCGTCGTCTTTCAGATTCTTGTGCCGGAGGTCTTCGACCAGCTTGTAGTAGTCCACCATCATTTTGCCGCGGGTCTCTTGCATCTTGTTATCGATGGCGATAATCTTGTTGGCCGCCTCGCCTTCGTCCAGGACGCCCTGATCCAGCAGTTTTTGAATATCGGCCGAGTACTTCACAAACTTCTGTTTGTAGTTTTCATCGGCGGCGAGCTTCTTCTCCGCATTCGTGCCCGCGATGGCGACTTCCTTCCTGTGGGCCTCCTCGAGCAGCGGCAGCATCCGTTGAATCGCCAGGACCTGCGAGGCCGTCTCGTCCCGGCGGATCGCGAGTCGCTCCTGCGCCGCATGGCGCTCGTCCAGGTTCTCCGTCAGGATCCGCCGCGCAATGATCTGTTCTTTTTCCTTGGAGACGGCCTTAAAGCCCTCGAGCTCCGCCTTCAGTTCCTCTTCCTGGGTCTTGAGCTCCGACTTGCCGCCCACGCCGGTGAGGGCTTTCGCAATCGTCGGCGCTTCCTTGCGTAGATCAGGCTTCGGGGTTTCACGCGGTTTGTCGTCGCCCTTGAGCTTGCCCGACAACAAGTCCCCTTCTTCTTCCAACCCCTTTAACTTGGCGGCGTAGACGTTATCCTTGATCCCCAGCATGCGAGCCCAGAATCCTCCTGCGGTCGTCAGCGCGGTCGCGAGCTTGTTCTGGGCGATGTCCACTTTGGTGGCGAGGACGTCCCACGGATGACTGAGCGCTTTACTCAAGTCCGCCAGGCCGAGAGTCGCAGTCTGAATGAAGGAGACAAAACCCAGGTCCACCATCAGCGCGGAGAGATGCTGCTTGAAGGCCTTCACGGCCACGCTTACATCGTCAAAGGCGTCGTCCAGACCCAGTAACTTCTGGTTTTTCACATCGCCGAGCACAGTCCCGAGATCGTAGGAATGTTCCTTCAGATCATTGATGCCCTTGGACCCGAGATTGAGCCAGGGAATCATGACGAGGCCGGAGCGGTTGAAAATATCGACCGACAAGGCAGCCTTCCCCGCGCCGTCCTTCATCCCGGCGAACTTATCGGCCACCTCCAAGAGGACGGGTCCGGGCTCACGCAGGTGGCCGGCCGCATCCACGGCGCTGATCCCGAGGGCCTTGAAGACTTCCGCGCCGCGGCCAGTTCCTTCCTGAGACTCGACCATGGCCTTCGACAAGCCGCGCATGCCGGCCGCCATCTGCTCCGGGCCAATACTGTTTCGAGCCATCGCGACGGACCATTCCTGAAAGGTCTGGGTGGCGATGCCGGTCTTCTGACTCAGTTGCTCCAACTCTTCGACGGCCTTGCCGGCTTCGCGTGCCATCGCCACCAGCGCGGCCCCGGTCGCGAGCACGGTGGCGCCGAAGGCTTTCATCGAACTATCCGACACGCCCAGGAAGGATCCCAGCGAGCTTTCGCTCTCCTTCATCCCGCTTTGAAATTGATCGGCAATGAGCTTGAGGACGACCGCGATTTCAGCGTCAGCCATGGGAATCTCCTATTCCACCCACCCGCCCCAGGCGCGCCGGGACGCGCCCCTTCCCGTTAGTCTGGACATGTTTTGCATGCGAGCTTGAGCGCTTGTCCGAATTGCGCGGTGCATTCTTTGAGGCATGAGCCCCCGCAGAATTGCCCGATGCCTTGGTCCTGGCGTTGCGCGGCCGGGACGGCCTCGGGTTCCCATTTCACCCCGATAAACGACATGACGGAACGCTCGAACCTGCGCCGCTCACCCTGGCGGGCGATATACGGCTCAGCCTGGCTGGGAGTCACATGGGCAAGAATGTAGGGCAGACATGTTATATCGCCATCGCTAAGGAGGACGAGGCATTCGGTGATCCAGTCTCCGTCTCGCTGGGACTCAGCGTTTTCGGATCGGCGAGCAGCCAGAGATTCGTCGGCTGGTTTTGGTCGAAAAAATCGTGGACGTACTCCATGACCTCGCGCGGGCGCACATGCGCCGTGAGCCAGTCCTTGAACTCCATGGTCGCCGCCAAGCCGGCCGTCACCTTCTCGGCCTGGGTCTTCCCCTCCTCGATCAGGATGATCGCCAAAAACGTCATGGCGTCCCGCTGGAGCATGTCCATGAGCTTTTCGTTGCTCAAGGTGGTGATCGCCACGCCGCGAAAGACTTGATCCCTCAGCCAGACCTCCTGGCCGAAGACCAGCTCCGCCTGGTAAAACTTCCTGTCCGCGATCGTGTAGAGCTTCGGTTCCATGGTTTAGGTGTACGCCAGCACGAGCTCGTCATTGCCGGCCGCCGCGGAACGCACCAGCCGGAAATCCGCCGCCAGGACGGCGAGTCCGCCGCGGTCGCCCTCGGCCAATTTCGTATACATCGCCTTCGGCGCCGTGATCGTGCAGATGTTCCCGGCCGTGGCCCCGACCGGTAGCAGGATGGTGCCGGACGTGCCGAGCTTCCATTTGCCGTAGCGGTCATCCGTCGCCACCAGCTCTTCTTCCGGATCCAGGCTCCCCTTCGGATCGCGGTCGGTAATTAAGCAGGCGAAGAAGCCCTCCGCCTTGGAGATATCGTTGCGCATCTCGAGCTTGTTGCCGATGTCGATGGCGATGTGCGAGATCTTCGAGGCATAGCCCAGCGCGGTAAAGGTCGACACATTCAGGAACGGCACCGGGATCGTGGTCTCAATGCCGGTCCCCGTCAGGATCGCGACATCGCTCACTCCGTCGTAGACGCCTTCGAAGGTAAACTCAACCATCATCGGCTCGCCGACCTTGGTCGAAAACTTGAACGTCCCGCGCGCGCCGCGAATCTGCTTCTTGAGCCCGTCCTTGTACAGCGCGATCGTCACGGAGGGAAACGCGGTCGAGATCGGAGCATAGGTCGCGCTGGTGATAGCGACCAGCGTCTCCCCCAGGCCGCAGGCCTTGAAGAGCTTGCCTATCGCCGGCGCCGTGCCGGCCGTGCCGCTCCCCTTGTTTTCGACCTTAAAGGTCAGGGTGGCCTTCTGCGTGCCCGGGATCGGGGCAAAGGGCGAGATGGACTGATCGAGATTCTTCCGATCAAACATCGGAATGTCGGCCGTGAACTTCGGGTCCATGATTAGGAAGTTCGCATCGGCCGCCGCCAAGGTTTCGGCCGTCCCGACGACTGATTCGATTTTGGCCGCCACGACGGCGCGGCGTGATTTAATTTCAGCCATGGGACACCCCTCCTCTGTCTATCTGCCGGCGCTGCCGGTCCTCTTCGTAGGATGAGCCATCGGATTTGACGGCGCTCCCGGTGCGGATCAATCCCTCGGCCGCCTCGTCATCCACTTCGACTACACCGCCCGCATGATGGGTTTCCCCATCCTTCGTCACGTAGGTCGTTCCCGGTGTTAATTTGATTTTCAAGGGTTCTCCTTTATAAGCGTCCGGTCAGCACCAGAATCAGCAGGACCAACAGCAACAGACCGATGCCGCCGCTGGGGTAATAGCCCCAGCCGGCGCTGTGCGGCCAGGTCGGAAACGCGCCCACCAGGAGCAGGATGAGGACGACGAGGAGGACGGTATTCATGCGATTACCGGATCCGTGTTCGAATGCCGATACTGGATTTCCCACGTGCAGACCTGCTGGACATCCGTATTGGCATCCTCCACATCCAACGGCTCGGACCCCAGGAGCTTCGTGTCGACGGCATGGCCCCCGCGGCTGCGGTCCGCCAACATCGCCTTTTGCGCATCGGCGAGAAAGCTATTCATGACCTCGTCGCTCTCGCGCGCGTCGGTTGCGGCGTCGTGCACCACGATCAAGAGGAGATCCACGGTGAGGTGATGGGTGATCTTGCCGATCGGCTCATCCTTTGAGGTCTCCGCGCCTTCGCGGATGATGATCATCGGAAACGCCACCTGGGACTGGCCACCAGTGCGATAGCGCTGCACCGAGGCAATGCCGGAGATCGCCGCCAGGGTCGTTTTGATATTCTTCATGACGAGCTCACGGATGCTGTCCGGCATTGGGCCCTCATCGCACTAAGCTACCTTTGAAACGAGATTCAGGACACCCCGCACCTTTTGCGAGAACGCTTCTTTCATCGCCCGATCCATCGCGCCCTTGAGATGCGGCACAAAGTCGGTATGCGTCATCGAATTAAATAAGGTCTTAAAGCCGAGGCGCGCCGGCACCCGCACCGACCGCACCCGGCGCAGAATCACAAACGACCGCTTGGCGCTCTGATAGATTTTGCGCGGCGTATAGTTCTGATCGTTCAGGAGATCCCCTCCGCCGCCCGCCGTGTTCGCCGTGATGATCAAATACTGCCCCTTGGTGGGGGTAATGGTGCCGCCGGTTTCGTGCTTCGTCAGAAACCGCGCCAGCCGCGCGGAAAACCGCAGGCTTCCGAGGTCCGTCCCTCTGGTAAACGTCTTCATGCCGCCGCCCGCCCGCTTGGCGTCCGGCCAGTTGATGCCCGGCCGCCCCGAGAGCCGCTCGGCGATAAACCGCTTTTTAAAGCGCGCGCCGCACTTGGCCATCTCCTGCTTGCAGTAGCGAAAGGAGAGGTCCGGGGCGTCCTTGATCGCCTGCTGGATCTGCTCGAGCCCGATGATCTGCGCCTGGATGTACATCTTCCTAACCTTCTGCTTCGACGGTCCACATGCCGTCGTCCTGGTCGAGGATCTTCCCGACCCGAAACACCGTGTCGACCGAGTCCGTCGCGCGCAACCGGATGGCGACCGTATCGAGCTTCTTGATCTGCGGAAGGGTGGCGACCGGGATCATCAGCTTGACCATGATCCCCGAATAACTGCGGCCGCCGACAGCGAGGACGCGCGCCATATCGCCGCGAATCACCACCGCGTTCATCTCGGTGGGGACGCCGGCCTGGGTATAGGTCACCGCCTCGCCGAACTCGTCCGCATTGACGAACAGCGCGCCGTCCGCCAGCAGTTGGTCCTTCAAGCTCACGGCGATTAACTGAGCGTGGCTTTAATCGCGTGCTGCCAGAGCCCATAGCCCGCATTCCGGATCGCCGACACCCCGTAGAGGTGCCGCTTATTCATGAATTCCTCTTCCGACCCCTCGGCGATCGCGGACATCTTGACGCCTTCTTCTTCCTGCAGGATGAACGGCTTCACGCGGCCGTCTGTCCGGAAGGCATAGATTTCATCCGTGGCCGACAGCCGAGGATTCACCGCAACATCGATCGAGATCCCCATGTCCTTGAGCGGGTTGTCCCGCGAGCCGCTGCCGGTATTGAGAAGGTTCGCGGTGACGGCCGTCTTGGCCGGTCCCCACATATTGACCGGCACCATGATCAGGAAGTGCGTGGCCAGCTCGTTGAGCGGCTCGCCTTGATCGTCTTTGAACGTGTAGAAATGGCCCACCAGATTCAACAGGATGGCGGCCATCTCGTCCGCGGTCGGCGCGGCGGCCGTGCCCACGTTCAGCGCGCCGTAGTCCGAGGACGTCAGCAGATTGGTCAGCGTCCCCGAATCGTTCTCGGCGTGCGTGGCGGAGAAGAAGTTCAGCCCGTCATAGCACGGCGCGCTGCCGCCGGCGGCGATCAGCGTGGAGACAAGCTTTGCCCAATGCGACGCGGTCCGATCGGCCATCTCCTTGATGCGCAGCATGACCTGACCGGTCTTATCCCGGCGAATCTCGTCCACCAGGACGTACATCGTCGCTTCGAACGTTTTATTGACGATCGTGAGGCCGTTCTCGCGCAGCCCTTTGGCATCGCGGCCGCCGATCCATTCCCGCATCGCCGGCGACATGCCCAACCATTTATAGGTCTCGCTCTCCTGGTTGGAGTCCACGTGCATGCCGAGTTGCGGAATCCACCCCTGCCCGAGGGCCTGCTGCAGGGTTTCGTAGAACGTGCCGATGATGGCTCGGCTGCCTAAAGCTGCTGCACCCATAGTCGCCTCCTTCTCAATTCAGTCAAATTCAGACCGAGCCCGGTTTAGATCATCGCATTGACAATGGTGCGGATCGCGGCCACGTCCACGATCAGCGCGTTGATTTGCGCCTGCATTTCCTTGTTCTGCTCATTCACCCCGGTCACAATGGAGGCCACTGCCGTCGCAATGGCCGTATCCACTTGCGTGGCACTCGGGGTTGCCACGCCCTGGCAGTTCCCGGCGGTCGCCGCCACATCCACCAAGGCGTTATTGGTCGCCCCGGTTAGCGTCCCGGTCAGCGCCGCAGCCGTGGCCGCAGCCACATCCGCCACATTGCTCTCGATGTTATGACCCTGCGCGTTGAAGGCCACATAACAATAGGTGCTGACATCCCACCGCACGATCCGGCCCACCAAACTGCTCGAGCCCTCGGTCAGGGTGAAGGCGTTATCGTCGGAGGCGTAGACGAGCGAGCCGACATCGGTCAGCGCCGTGACGCCTGTGACCGACAGACGAATCAGCCCCCAGCGCCGCACGCGCACCCGCATCGCGCCGGCCGCGCCGGCTGAGTTATCGGCTTTGCTCTCCGCAAAGCCGACAAAGCGATCGCCCGCGACGAGAGGCCGCGCATTGCCGCTGGAGTCCAGGCCGACCGCCGCACCCTCATAGATACGGTCTGTGGCGATCACCGGAAAAGAATTCACGTCGCCGAGCTCGTAGGTCCTCGGCGCATCGACCGCCAGCGTCGTCATCCCGCACAGGATGGGCAGAATCTCGCCATCCAGGTCCCAGCACTTCACCCCATTAACCAGAATTGTTTTCACCGACATACGTGCCTCCCCTTTCGAAAAGTGTCAGCCGCTGTGACCAACGGTTACTTCTTCAGAATCTTGACCAAGCCCTTGTCTTCCGCCGTCTTGAACGCGACATAAATGCCGACGCTCCCAAACTCCTCGCGCAAGGCCGGGGTCCCCGTGTATTCCTTGGTCCAACGTTCCTCGGGCGGCAACGCGCTGAGATCCTCTTTCCTCGGAATGTCGGTCGCCCCGCCGGCAGACGGCGGTGAGGCCGAGATCAACTTGTCCAGCCGGCCCTTGTTCGCGGTCTTTTCCGCCGCGATGAATTGCGTCTTCGCGTCGTCCACGCTCGTCTGGCTGGCGATCAGCTCCCTCGCCAAGGTCTCCTGGCCGGCAAACGCCGCGTCCTGGATGCCGAGGATCCGCTCCCGTTCGGCCTGTGCTCCGGCGACGGCGCCCGAGGAGAAAATCTGCTTGAACACCTCGGGGTGCGCGGCCTCAAAGGTCACGACAGTGATGTCGGTGCTCTCCGGTTTATCTAAGACTGCTGTTTCTTTGCTCATAGCGTTCTCCCGTGTTGAAAAATATCGATCCAAAAACTGTGTGGCCTTGGCTGCCAGGGAATCCTCGACGGAGAACATGCCGCCGGGGTTGGCCGCCGGCTGATCCACGACGTCGGCCGCCATGAGCTTCTTCAAGCGCGCCAGCGGCAAGGCATCTTTCAGGGGTTCGCCCTGCTCATCCTTTTGGACCAGCTCCTCGCCGGTAAAGACGATGCTCGCGCCGAAGGCCTGCGGATCCTCCTCGGCCAGGTCCATGACGTAGCCGGCGAGATCTCCGTCCGGGGTTTTGCTGGCCGCCTCGAGGAGATGCAGATCGCCGCGGACGACATCGCCGTCCCGGCGCAGCTGCTTGACGCGGCCGAGCATCGTGCCCATGCTCGTGCCGGAGGCGTGCGGATTGTCAAAGCGCGACTTGACGCCGGCCTTGGCCAGGTTGCCCTGCTCGACCACGGAATCTAAAAACGTTTCGTCCAGCCAAAGCTGATGGCCGAGGGCTTCCCCTTTGGTGACCACCGCCACGCCGTGAATGACGCGGTGTTCCCGATCCACGCCGAATCCCTGAGCTGCGGCCGGCTGCCAGGCGACGGCGGACCGGAACCAGCGGGTGCCGAACGCGACGTCCGCGATCGAGAGCGTGTCCTGTTTCATTCTGTCCTTCCGATCGCAAAGGCCGGCCCGGTATCGCCGACGTCTTTCTTCGAGCCGCCGATGCGCGGCTTAATTTCATCGTCGGTGCCCGGCGCATTGGGGAGAAAGGGTTGCATCGCTTCCGGCGGCGGCAAGCCGAGCTCAAGCCGTTTGGTGAGCTCGCGCTTTTGCTGCTCGAGGACCTCTTCCCAGTCCTTGCCGTTGGCCGCACATTCATCCGCGAGGGTGCTGATCCCGGCCTCGATGGCGAGCTGCGAGGCCTGCACTTCCTTGACTGGATCGATCCAGCCTTTGCCGGGGGCGATCCAGCGCGTCCGCATCCAGCTCGGCCGATCCGGCCCGATCAGATCCACGAGCGGCAGATCGCCGTCGAGCCACGCTTCCTCCTGGACCATCTGCCAGACCGGATCGCACAGCCGCCGAATCATCCATTCCTGGCGCATCTTGAAAAACATGAAGGCCTCGAGGATCGCGGCGCGCGCGGAGGAGTAATTGGTTTTGCTGAAATCCTTGGCGATGATTTCATACGGCAGGGCCAGGCCGACGCCGATCGCGCGCAGGATCCGCTCGACAAACGGCTCGAACGTGCCGCCCGGCCGGCTGGGGGAGCCGAAGGAGACGGCTTCCCCTGGCGCGAGGTACTCAATGACGCCAGGCTCCATCTCCTGGACGCGCTGGCCCATGTCGTTGACGGAGGTCGCCGCATTGACAGCCGATTCATACGGATTATTTTT